AAATAAAATGTCTCCATTCTTGCCACTTCCTGCATTATTAGGAAGACCACCAAAGTCTTTGAAGTCCATATGTCCATTACTACTTTCTGCTAATTCCATAAGTAAAATATTAGAAGAAGCATTAAGAAATAATTGAACAGACATACCAACGATAGCATGACTCACTCTGAGCACTCGTACTTCTGAACAAGCTATGCCCTCTGCATTAGCAGCTAATTCAGAAACATCTACCTTAGCTACCGCAGATTCGCCAGTGCCATCACTAACATTAGTAAACTTCATAACACAGTTTCTTTCGCCATCTAAAATGGTTTGTGAAGTTACTGCATCAGCCATTGTTTACTCCTATTATGATTGGTCACTAAATGCTGGAACATCTGCACCTTCTTGATTGCCCCAGATATACCAGTTAGTTGAATCTTTTGCCAATATATTAATCTCAAATAGACCAAAGTCTGTAAGAGTTAATTTAGAGTTTGAGTTTCCGTCTGCGTATACAGATACGTTATCTGCATTTGAATCTAAATGAACAATACCGCCTAAAAAGAAATTGGTATCTGAACCTGAATCAATGATAAGGTTTTCTGCTTCTTCTGCTGCACCACCATAAATAAGCTTGAAGTAAACTCCTGCTGATGGTGAAGGAAGTGATAATGTGCAGTTCTGACTTAGTGCAGGTACTACTGCTACTCTGCCACCATGTGCTGCTGCTGTTAACGAAATAGCTGCTGAATCAGCTAATGCTACAGGTGTTACTTGTAAACCTGAACCATCTAATACAAATGATTCTGTTACAGCTCCTGAGCTTGAATTTTTAGATATGACTTTAAAGCCATTTTCGGACCTTACTGGTCCATTAAAAGAAGTATTTGCCATGTTCCCTCCTTGGGAAAAAAATCTATCGTCTTGGCTTGTCTGCTAGGGCAGTCGATAGATAAGTTAAAAAAATCCCTAGATATAGAAAAAGGGGAGCATAAGCTCCCCTAAAGTATTAACTTGAACCTGGTGAACCAAAGATACCAAGTGGGTCAGATACTCCAAAGGAATATCTTTCTCTAGCTTTGTATCTAACATTACCAGTGTCAAAGTCTCCATCCATGCTTGTAACCATAGGACTTCTGACAAAATGCTTCATGCCATCAGGAACATCAGTGATTAAAAAGAAAGCATTTGAGTCACTCAAATAATGATTGACTGAATAGCCTTCTGGTATCACACCATTGTTTCTAATTGCATTGATATCATTGTCAGCAGAACTTGGTCTGTATTCACTCTCTAGTAATCGAGTTGCAACAAACTGCAAGTCTGATGGAACGATTAACTTCCTTGGTCTTGCTGCGATTTTAAGACCTCTTTCATCAGTCCACTTACCGATTTGAATTACTGCATCTTCTAAAGATGTTTCATTCAAGTCAGCACCTGTGGCTGGTCTGTTAGAGTTCTTACCGCCATTAACCAATGGATGTCCATCTCCACCAGTAACTCCATCACCATCTGCTGAGAATAGGTTAACCCCATCTCCAGATTGGAAAGAATTACTGAACCCGTTATTTAATGGAACTGCTGCTTTAACTTGCTTAGTGTAAGCCATAGCTCTTGCTAAAGCTTTTGTGTATCTAGCAGAAAGTGAAACATAGAGGTTATCCTCCATAGCTTCTTCTGTAATACTATAGCCTAAAGCAATAGTTTCATGTGCATAACGAGCTACAAAAGATTCATTTGCAACATCATAAGATACTGCTGCACCTTCATCTTTTACTGGAGCAGCTCCAAATCCTGATAGTTTCAACTCTTCTTCAAATGAACGTTCAGAGTTTTCACTAACATAAATTTGTTCATGCTCGTTCTCGTAGTTATTGTACTCTTCACCAAACAATGCATTAAGTCCAGGAAGAAGTTGTTTTAGCTGATTAGCTCTTGAAATAGCTGCCATGTTATTCTCCTATTAACCTATACCTGTTGTGTTAAGCAGTTGATGTCCAACGTTGAACATAACCAATACGTCAGTTTTACTGTCACCAATAGCACTATCTGGACCATCAACAAAGTCGATAATCTTTAAAGGTAGTGTATTAGTTGTTGCTGCGGTACTTCCATCTACGGAATTTTTACTTATTCCGAAAACTGTTGAACCAGCAGTTTGTACTACTGCACAATTCTTACCCAAGTCATCTTGGTTAAGCGATTCATCTCCTTGCATCTGCATTACTAAAAATGGGTCAGATGCAACGTAAGCAATAATATCATCTGCTGCTGTTGAAGCAGGATATTGATTGCTTTGTCGAAATTCTCCTGATACTGGGTCAGTATAAGAAACTCCCAAGAAAACACCAATAGGTGTTAAAGAGGTTGTTCCTGTATCTTTTTGTATAGTTGTGTTTGGATTATCATCCGCCCACTTTACAAAGTCACCATAAAATATGGCTGTGCCATAATTATTTTTAATTTTATAGTGAGAAATCTTTGCATTATACGCACAAGATACTAATGAACCTACAGGTCTTGCACCAAAAGGTGCTGCTGATGCTGCCATCGTTTCTCCTTAAAAAAGTTAAATTAAATTGTTTATGACTAGATTAAGAATCTTTACCAAATGTTGTTCTTGATTTTCTTTCAAAAACTTGTTTGGTAGCCATTCTAGAATCTTGGTCCTTAAAATATACGTTGTCTACAGATTCAATTTGATTCTGAGCAATTCTTTGAAAGTGCTCATCTCTAGCTTTCGCTTTTTCTTTTGGCATCTTGCATAACAACTGTCCACCAATTTCTATATTTCCTTTATCTGCCCATTCAGATTTGTAGTCCATCATATGAATATGTAATTCAGGATGGTCTTCTCCTCTGCATGGTTGCCAACCTTCTCGAAATTTTTTCGATACATTAGGGTTATCAGCATTACCTAATAAACTAGTCCTAATCCATCTAAAAACCCAACCAGGTTGTGGTGTTGGACTTGGGAGATTTGATGGGTTCTCCCAACTTTCTACTCTTTGTTCAACCTCTCGGTCTTCTATTTCCCTAGGGGAACGCACTTGTTCTGTAGATTGCTCTACATTTTCTTCTACGTTATTTTTTACGTCTTCTTCCATTTTAAGCTTCCTTTAAAATTTGTTTTGCGTATTGCTCAGGCGTTATACCAAGTTGTCGTGCTAGTTTAACTTGCGTCTGAGACAATCGAACATTGCGAGGTTTTTTTCCTGTATCCCTCGTCACAGGTGCGACAACGTTTGAAGGTTGTCTCTTTTCCAAATTAGGGTCTCCTACAACCTCTGCTCCCGCACTAGATTGTACTATCCCAAAGTAATTAGGAAATTGTTTTTTCATGCCATCATCTACGCTGGCATAATACTTGTCTGATTCAGCAACTGGGTCAATACCACTTGCTCTAATTTGTTCATCTAAAAATAGTGAGTAAGCTGTCATTGATTTATGCTCACTACTTGTACCCATAAACCAAGGATTTCTAGCAGACCAATCTTTCATAGCAGGGTCTGGTTCAATCACTTGATTACCTTGTAGTTGTTCAGGTTTTATTTGTTCAGGTACAGTTGACTCAATAGCTTGTGCATAATGAGGAGCTTGTTGCTCTGCATAAGATGCTTTTGCTATTGCTGCTTGTGCATCTGCCATTGCTTGAGTATCACCCTCATCAAAAGCTTTCTTATAATTTTCTTGAGCTTGTTTCAAAGCAAACTGTGCATTACTAACAGCTTGTTTATTTATTAGCTCGCCACCTTCTTTTAAAACTTTTCTTAGCTTTTCATTTTCAGCTAATAAAGTTTTGCTAACTTTTAGAGCCTCATCTTTTTCTTTCTGCTCTCTTTCTTTAGCTCTACGTTCTTCATGGAACTCGTACTTAATTTTATTTATTCTGTCACCAGCTCTTTTACTATAGTCAGATATTTCCTTATCTATAGCATCATTGTCTTGAGGTTGCTCTGGTTCTTCCTGAACCTCCTCTTCTACTTCTGGCTCGTTTTCATTAACGACTTCTACTTCTACTTTCTCACTGTTATCAGAATTTATTTCTGTTTTAACACCAAAAAATTTATCCTCACTACTTTGTGGTTTTACTTTACCATCAGAGTCAGGCTCAAAAGTTGTTTCGATAGCTGTTTCTACTTGCTGTTCGCTCATGCTCTAACTACTCCTGTTGGGTCTTCGACAACTGCCTCTACAGTGTCATCATTGATTAAACGAAACTCTTGCCCGTACATTTTCATTCTTGTTCCTGAGTATGCTCTAAAAACAACCCAGTCTCCTTTTTTACACCAAGGACCACTAGGAAATCTGTTCTTATCATTATATGCATCAGGACCTAGAGTGAGAACATAGCCACAAATATTACTAACTTCTTCATCTCTAATAGTCTGACTAGCTTTTAAAATACCACCTTCAGTTTTTTCTTCTGCTTGTGGCATAGCAACTAATACTTTAAAACCCATTGGCTCAGGTAACTGACTTTTAGTATTTTCTGGAACTATAGGTTTATCTACACTATCTGGTTTGACTGTCGCTTTCTTATTCATAAAAGTTTCAATTCAATGAGTGTTGTTCTAACCAATCTAACATTTCACGTTCAGCTAATGCTAGACCTTCTATCACACCACACAGTTTTTTATATTCAGGATAGTCTTTAACACTACCCGTAGATATATGGTCTGCGTGTTCATTCATTATATCTCTGAATCTTTTTTTTAAAAATTCAGATAGAGATTGCTCTCTGATATCATCACTCATTCTTATTGCTATCTTCTACAATATTTTTACCTAAGTCAAGTCCTAACTTGTATTCTTCTAATGCTTGCTTTTTGTTAGCTTTTTCTTCTGCTAGCAAATCGCCAGCTATTTGAACCCCAAGTTCTGCACCTTTATGCTGTGTATCTGCATCTAATTTTTCTTTTGCTATAGCAAATCTTGCTTGGTCTCCTAAAGCTTTTCTTTGAACCTCTGCTTCTTTAACACCTACTTCTCTTTCTTTTAGAACCACTAGTGGGTCTCTTTGTTGTTGTAGTTGTTGTTTTTGTTGTGCTTCTATTCTAGCCATCTCAGTAACTCTAGATGCAGCTTCAGCAACTAGCTCAGATATTCTCTTCTCAATATCAGCAGGTATAGGCTCTCCTATCGGTGGCAACTCTATACCCATTTCTTTTTCTACTTGGTCTCTAAACTTCATAGTTAAGTGGTCATTTATATAAGCAGATGCTGCAGCAAATATAGCAGGAGCAGTTGGTGCATTTTCTAATAAACCTCTAATCTCTGGATTGTCTTGTGCTGCTGCTACTGTTTGTATATGTGCATCATGGTCTTGATACTCATATGCTTTTACTGGTACATTATTTATTAGATTCTGTACTGCAGTTACTGGGTCTACTGCAGGAACATCACTATCATCTGGAACAATACTATCCACATCTGGTATACCTAAAACCATCAACATCTCTCTATGTAATTCTTTCATGTTATACATCTGAGGTGCTGATTGAGCTAACTGCATAGCAGATTGATACTGCATTATTCTTTGTGCCATGGTTGTACTATTTGGGTCTGATACTGGTAGAATATCTATTCTATTATCAAAGTCTGATGATTTAATGTTTTCCTCTTCTCCAGTGTCATAAGGATATGATGGCTCACCAAAATCCTTAATAACATTTACTAAGATATCAAACTCTCTTTTCATAGAGGCATGAAGTCTAGCTTGCACTGCACTCATTACTTTCATGTTTCTTTCTATAAGTGCTAGTGTTGTACCAACAGGTGCTTGATTATTCATATCTGATATTTTCATATCAGCCATGCTCGCAAATCTTCTACCCTCTTCAACTATGTTTTGTAGTAAAGAATATAAAGTAGCTGATGGTTCTTTGTATGGTAAGAAAGTTATATTGTCTCTGATTGCACCGCCTGGCACATCTACATCTCTAAACTCTCCTGGCATAATAGGAGTATCATCTCCTTTAATACGTAGACCTCTAGCTTTTAAACCACCTGGCAAGTTTGATAATGTACCTGCATCTACTAATTGTCTAAGTAAACTAGTGGCTGATTTAGCCAAACCACCAATCATATGTACTAAACCAAAACCATAGAAACCTAAACCTGGTAAGTATTGATAGTGTACAAAGTGTGACCTTCTTTTCTTTTGTTCATCATCTTCATAATAGTTTCTTCTGATACTTAAAACTTTACCACTTGGATAATCTAAGGTAACAACATAAGGTAATTGTATTCCTGTCTCCTTACCATTTTTCATATCCTCAAAACCTTTGAGGTCAAGATTTACTTGCATCTCTAATAAAGTATGTCTTTGGTCATAAGCATCACTGCTCATCTCACCAGTTAATTCATCATACTTCTCTTCTATACTAGAATATGAATTACCTGATTCACTTAACTCTACATCTCTATAGAAACCACTGACTTGTAACTTCCTAACTTCATTAGCAGACTTACGCATAACATGAGTTGCACGTTCACAAGTCTCTAAGTCACTTGCACCATAATTAACTACTACATCTTCGGATGGTACAAAGATGCCACTAGGTCTGCCTAAATTTGGGTCGTAGTAAACTTTACGGAAAGCAGACCCTGCCAGTGGTAAAGAAAATAAAAGTTTTTCTGTTTCTGTTCTATACTCAGCCATCTCATGCGTAAGTAAATAGTTCATGTAGTCTTGAACTCTCTGTGATTGTTTTTCTTTATCGTCAGTTATCTTGCCAACTATCTTAGTTTTAACTGGACCTTTGGCAGGAAATATTTCTGCTATTGCCTGAGATTGAAATCTAATAACTGCCTCAGATAACATAGGATGAAAAACACCACAAGCTCCATTCCAAGGTTGTGTACGTTCTTCTATCTTTAATCCTAGCTGGTCTAAACCTTTGGTATAAGTATCTTCCCATTCTTTACGAGAGTCCTTATCCATTTTGTATGCACCCACAAGCTCTGAACCTAAACTGTCTAATTCATTGTCTTCTATAAAATCAACAAGATTGCTATTGAATCCTGCATTTATGCCATCCTCTGATTCAGGGTCAAAGTCAATAAGCATACCGCCATCTTCTGTTTCTATTGCAACAGAGTCAGGATTTTCTACAGTTATACTTACATCCTTAGCTTCTTCTGGGTCTTGTTCTATTAAACCATCAACTGGTGTTCTTTCCATAGCCAATTTTTTCTCCTAGTAATAATTCGCTGTTTTATCATGTTCTAGCGGTTCATCTTCTTCATCACTATGTAATGGAACAAAACCACCTTGTCTAAATCTTAGTAGTGCTTGTGTACTGCTATCTACTAAGTCATCGTGTTCGGCATTTGGAAAAGAGGCAAACTCTTCTACCACTTCTTCTGCCCATCTTGTTTGAGGACACCAGACTATGCCTGAAGAAAATAAATCGGCTACAGCATTTACTCTAGCAATCTTATCATTACCTCTACTTGGTGTGTACTCTTGTACGGGTATACCCATTTGTCTTAATTCAAATATTAGTGGCATCCCTGCAGCCTTGCCCTCAACAATAAAAGCATCAGGCTTATAACTTTTGTAACATTCCATAGCTCTTTGTTTTAGTTCAGGAAATTCAAGCCTAGCCTTATGAGCATCTAATAATATTATCTCTGGTCTTAATAAACCATCTTCATCATTCTCACGATAGAATACTCCCCAGGTAGTACAGGCAGAGTAGTCGGCTCGCTGTGATTTTAAGAAAGCAGTATCCCAAGATTGAATAACAAACTCACACTTAGGCGGTTCTTTAGCTTCCCACTCACGCCACCATTCTCTTTTAATGATAGCTCCTTCCTCTGCAGTGGGGTCTTGCTGATACTGAGCCATCCACTTTGAGGTTGGCAGTTCGGCACGTAGAGCTTCAAGTTCTTCTAACTTCCAGAACTCTTCCCACAATGGATTACCTGATGGCATAATTGCAGGTAGTTCTATAACTTCCCATTCGTCTGCACCGCCACGTTTAACACTAGCATCGACTAACTGTCCAGTTAAATCCTTATCATGCCATCTTGTCATCACCACAACGATAGAGCCTTTGGGTTGTAAACGTTGTCTTGGACCAGAGGTATACCACTCATAGGTCTTGTTAAAGACATTGATATCAGCACTAGCACCTTCTTGTTCGCTGTGAGGGTCATCAATGATTAACAAATCTGCACCCTTACCAGTAACTGCACCGCCAACACCGATAGCAAAATACTCACCACCTTTGTTTGTGTTCCATCTTCCTGCTGCTTTACTATCTGCTTGCAGACTTATAGCAGGGAATATCTCTCTGAAGTCAGAACTGTTCACTAAGTTTCTAACCTTTCGACCAAAGCCTACTGCTAGTTCTGCAGTATGGGCAGTCTGAATAATCTTCTTATCAGGATACTTACCAAGAAACCAAGCAGGCAAGAGGTAAGATGCGAACTCTGACTTCGTATGTCTGGGAGGCATATTAATAATTAGCCTCTTTAATTCACCTTTGGCTACTCTTTCAAAAGCTTCAGCCATAATCTCATGGTGTTTACCATGAATAAAAGCTGTCCACATCTCTTTAACAAAGCTTAAGAACTCATCTTCACATGACTCTCTAGCCTTTGATAGGTCTAATTCTTGTAATAGGGATAAGAGTTCTTCTTTCTCAGAAGAGGAAAGCTTATGTAGCTTATTTAAAACATTACTATTCATACATACTACATATGTAGTAACCAAATACTTTGTAGATACTCGGTAAAAAATTTATGTAGTTACCTATATGTGGTTGCTAACTTACAGTATGTACCTACTAGATAGGTATAAGTATCTACAGATTATACAATAATCGGTCTCTTCACATAAAAAG